TCCGCGTACAGAAAAACACGCGTTTAGAGATGAAGCAAAACAATCTTTATTTAATTTAACAAAGATTTATCAACAGATAGATTTTAATGAAGATGTTAAAAACAAATCATTAGTTACGCGTGGTAGTTTCCAGTGGGAAGGAGATGTTAAAGATACTTTTGTTAGATTTGTTCCAAGCAATAATGGTAGGTTTTTAGTGTCATGGGTTCCACCAGCGTCACTTCAAAACCGTGTCATTGTAAAAAACGGAGTTAAATACCCAGGTAACGAGCACGTAGGTGCTTTTGGTTGTGACTCTTATGATATATCTGGCACAGTTGATAATAGAGGTTCTAAAGGAGCTTTCCATGGTTTAACTAAGTTTAGTATGGAAAACGCCCCGGCTAATATGTTTTTTTTAGAATATATAGCTAGACCTCAAACTGCTGAAATATTTTTTGAAGATGTATTAATGGCTTTACATTTTTATAGTATGCCTATATTAGCAGAAAACAAATTATCAGTTGCCGAAAAAGAAATAGGTGGTATACCTAATTCTAGTGAAGATATTAAGCAAGCTCACGCAGCTGCGATTGAAACATATATAGAAGATCATATTGGATTATTAGAAAATGGTTATGGTCAAATGTATTTTCAAAAAACATTAGAGGATTGGTCACAATTTAATATTAATAATAGAACCAAGCATGATGCCAGTATTAGCTCTGGACTAGCTATAATGGCGTGTAATAAAAATAAATACACACCGGTTTATAAAACACAAAAGCAACCTGTCTTATTATCATTTAATAAATATAATAACGATGGATATATTTCAAAAATAATAAAATAGATGATTTATACTAACAGTAATAGTTCTTTTCCAAGTCAAGTAGTATCTGACGCAGAGAAACAAAGTTATGACTACGGTTACGCCGTTGGTAGAGCTATTGAAAATGAATGGTTCCGAGGTGATAGAGGATTAGGTGTTGGCGGTAGGTTTGGAAACAACTGGCAATACTTTCATCAGTTAAGGTTATATTCTAGAGGAGAGCAATCAGTACAAAAATATAAAGATGAGTTATCAATAAACGGTGATTTATCTTATTTGAATTTAGACTGGAAACCAGTAGCTGTATTATCTAAGTTTGTAGATATAGTAGTTAACGGTATGACAGATAAAGGTTATAAAATAAAATCTTTTGCATCAGATCCATATGCTGTAAAACAAAGAACAGAACATGCTAGTGCTATAGCTGAAGACGCGTTTGCTGCTGACTTAATAGAGCAAGCTAAACAAAGATTAGGTGTAGATTTAAAAAGAACTGAAATACCAGCGGATCAATTACCTCAAACAAAAGAAGAGTTAGAGCTTCATATGCAGCTTAACTATAAACAAGCTATTGAAATAGCTGAAGAAGAGTTAATACAAAATGTTTTAGATTATAACAAGTATGATGAAATTAAAAAACGTCTTGCTCAAGATTTAGTTATACTAGGTATTGGTGCTGTTAAAACAGATTTTAATTTAGCTAATGGTATTACTGTTGATTATGTTGATCCTACTAATTTAGTTTATTCTTATACAGAAGATCCTAACTTTGAAGATTTATATTATGTTGGTGAAGTTAAATCAATGAGTTTGCAAGAAGTTAAAAAACAATTTCCAAACTTAACTGATAGTGAGCTAGAAGAAATACAAAAATACCCAGGAGATTCTAATTATACTAGAGGTTATTACGGTATTGATGATGACTATAATAATGTACAAGTTTTATATTTTGAATATAAAACATACACTAATCAGGTATTTAAAATAAAACAAACAGAACAAGGGTTAGAAAAAGCTATAGAAAAAAATGATACCTTTGATCCACCTGAAAACGAAAACTTTAACAAAGTACACAGAGCAATTGAAGTTTTATATAGTGGTGCTAAAGTTTTAGGTTACAATAAACTTTTAAAATGGGAGCTTTGTGAAAACATGACAAGACCTTTTAGTGATCAAACTAAGGTTCAAATGAATTACAATATATCAGCGCCTAGAATGTACAAAGGTCGTATTGAAAGTGTTGTTAGTAAATGTATTGGCTTTGCTGATATGATACAACTTACTCATTTAAAGATACAACAAGTGTTGGCTCGTATGGTTCCTGATGGGGTATTTGTAGACGTAGATGGTTTAGCAGAAGTTGATCTTGGTAATGGTACAAATTATAATCCTCAAGAAGCTTTAAACATGTACTTCCAAACTGGTAGTATTGTTGGTAGAAGTTTAACTCAAGATGGTGATCCTAACAGAGGTAAAGTTCCAATACAAGAATTACAAACATCGTCTGGTATAAGTAAAATACAAGCTTTAATACAAACTTATCAGTATTATTTACAGATGATACGTGATGTGACGGGATTAAATGAAGCTAGAGATGGTAGTCAACCTAATAAAGATGCTTTAGTTGGGTTACAAAAACTAGCCGCTGCAGCATCAAATACAGCTACTAAACATATATTACAGTCGCTTATGTATTTAACTGTTAGGACTTCAGAGAATATTAGTTTAAGAGCAGCAGATAGTTTGAACTTCCCTTTAACTAAAAATGCTTTAATGAACTCTATAAGTTTATTTAATGTTAATACTTTAGAGCAATTAGAAAAATTAAACATACATGAGTTTGGTATTTTCTTAGAGCTTGAACCTGAAGAAGAAGAAAAACAAATGCTTGAGCGTAATATACAAATAGCTTTACAATCAGGTGGTGTAGATTTAGAAGATGTTATAGATATTAGAGAAATATCAAACATTAAACTAGCTAACCAAATGCTTAAAATAAAACGTAAGCAAAAGCAAGAAGCTGATAGACAAGCTCAGATGCAGAACATCCAAGCGCAAGCAGCTGCTAATGCAGAGGCTTCAGAAAAAGCAGCTTTAGCAGAAGTTCAAAAACAACAAGCGTTAACAGAAAGTAAATTACAAATTGAACAAGGTAAGTCTCAATTTGAAATACAACGAATGCAGACTGAAGCTGAAATTAAAAAGCAGTTAATGGCTGAAGAGTTTAATTACAATATACAACTTGCAGAAGCTAGATCAAGAGTAGAAAAACAAAAAGAATCAGAAATAGAAAACCGTAAAGATGAGCGTGCTAGAATTATTGGAACGCAACAATCTCAAATGATTTCACAACGTCAAAATGATGAGCTGCCAAAAAATTTTGAGTCAGCTGGTTATGATGCGTTAGGAGGATTTGGACTGGAACAGTTTGAACCTCGTTAAAAAAAAATTTATTAATTTTATATTATTTTATTATGGCTGAAGAAACAGTAAAAAAAGAAGGTGAATTTACTTTAAAAGGTAAAAAAGTAAAACCAAAACAATTAGGTAAATCTTCTGATCAACCTACTAAAGTTAATTTAAAAGAACCTTTAGTTGAATTACCAGAAGACGATATTAAAAAAGTAGTAATCAAAAATCAAGACGATGCCGTTCAAACACAAGAGGCAGATGATAGCAATGTTATTGTCGAAGAACAAAAAGACAGTGGAGACAGCGAAGCAGTGGTTGAAGAAGTACGGTCCACCGAAGAAGAAGTAGAATCTCCTTTAACACTTGTTGAAGAAGAAAATGTAGAAACAAAACAAGAAGTAAAAGAAACTAAAGAGGAGGTAAAAGAAGTTGTACAGCAAAAACCTTTACCAGAAAACATAGAAAAATTAGTTTCATTTATGGAAGAAACAGGTGGTACTGTTGAAGACTATGTAAGATTAAACGCTGATTATTCTAATGTTGATAACAATAGCTTAATTAGAGAATACTACAAACAAACAAAACCTCATTTAGATAGCGAAGATGTTAGTCTTTTATTAGAAGATTTTTCATACGATGCAGAGCTAGATGAGCCAAAAGAAATACGCAAAAGAAAAATTGCGTTTAAAGAAGAGGTTGCAAAAGCCAAAGAATTTTTAAATGGACTAAAGAGTAAGTATTACGACGAGATCAAGTTGAGACCGGGCGTTACTCAAGACCAGCAAAAAGCTATGGACTTTTTTAATCGATATAATGAAGATCAAAAAGTTGCTAAACAAAGGCATGAAAAGTTTTTAACTAAAACAAATGAATTTTTAAGTGATGATTTCAAAGGTTTTGATTTCAGCGTTGCTAATAAAAAATTCAAATACGGTGTTAAAAACCCTAAACAAGTGGCTGAAAGTCAATCAGATATTTCTAATTTTATTAAGACGTTCTTAAATAAAGAAGGAGAAATTTCAGACTATTCAGGTTACCATAAAGCTTTGTATGCGGCTAAAAATGCAGATACTATTGCTCAACATTTTTATGAGCAGGGTAAAGCAGATGCTACTAAAGATATAATAGCTAAATCAAAAAACATATCTAATGAACCTAGAAAAACAGCTTCAGGTGACGTGTTTGTTGGTGGTTTAAAAGTTAAATCTATAAGTGGTATTGATTCTTCTAAGTTAAAAGTAAAAAGTAAATTTAAATAATTAAAAACTAAAAAAAATGAGTTTAACTCCACAATTTGGACTAATAACTCCATCACAAAAGCAACAAATTCTCTCAGATAATTTCTTGTCTTTTAATGGTGGGGCGAATCCTGGTGACTCTGATACGTTCGCGCAACAGTATTTACCAGAGATTTATGAGCAAGAAGTAGAGCGTTATGGAAACAGAACGTTATCTGGCTTCTTAAGAATGGTCGGTGCAGAAATGCCGATGACCTCTGACCAAGTAATCTGGTCTGAGCAAAATAGATTACATGTAGCTTACACAGGTGTTGTAACAAGATCTGCTGCTGCAAGTACATTAACTATCCCAACGGGTGGTGCTGGTATCAACTTTAAAGAAAATGTTATTTCAGTTAACCAAACAATTGTTGTTATGGATCCTGCTACAGGATTAGAAGCAAAGTGTTTAGTAACTTCATCTAACGCTGGTACAGGTACTAACGAAGGGTATATTACAGCAAAACCTTATGGCGCTGCTAACTTATCTAATTTAGGTTTCTTAGATACTATGGACGATCTTAAAGTATTCGTTTACGGTTCTGAGTATTCTAAAGGTGTAGCTATTGCTAATCAAGCTGGAGCTGCTGAAGGATATGTAAGTATAACTCCTTCTTTCACTCAATTTTCTAACAAGCCAATTATTATTAGAAACAAATACGTTGTATCTGGTTCTGATACTGCACAAATTGGTTGGGTAGAAGTTGCGACTGAAGACGGAACATCTGGTTATTTATGGTATCTAAAAGCTGAATCTGAAACAAGATTAAGATTTGAAGATTACTTAGAAATGGCTATGGTAGAAGGTGAAGAAGCTGATGCTGCATCTACAGTAGGTGTTGCTGGTACTCAAGGTTTATTCTCTGCTATTGAAGAAAGAGGTAACAAACAAGTAGGCTTTACAGCTTCTGCAGGAATCGATGCATTTGATGAAATCCTTAAAAACTTAGATACTCAAGGTGCTATTGAAGAAAACATGCTTTTCTTACAAAGACAAACTGCTTTAGATTTTGATGATATGCTAGCTGGTGTATCTGCAGGGTTTAACGGCGGTGTTGCTTTTGGATTATTTGAAAATTCAGAAGAGATGGCGCTTAACTTAGGTTTCTCAGGATTCAGAAGAGGTTCTTACGATTTCTATAAGACTGACTGGAAATACTTAAACGATGCTTCTACAAGAGGAGCTATTAATGGTATTAACTCAATTGAAGGTGTACTAATCCCAGCTGGTACGTCAACTGTTTATGACCAAGTACTTGGTTCTAACATCAGAAGACCTTTCTTACATGTAAGATATAGAGCTTCACAAACTGATGATAGAAGAATGAAGCAGTGGCTAACTGGTTCTGTTGGTGGTGCGTTCACATCTGATCTTGATGCGATGGAAGTTAACTTCTTATCT